CAGGTGCGGCACTTAAGCCATCAACGGTCAGGGTAGTGATACCACTGGTCAAAGTTCCGCCGTTAATCTCGCCAGCAACGTCAGCAGAGTTCGGCAACGTCCAGGTGCGGTTATTTTCGTGGAAATCCGCCATACCTGTACGAGTCACAATCCCTTCACGGTACTGTTTGCTAATATCGGTTTGAGGGTTGAAGTATGAAGGTACGCCAGCAACCAGGGAAGCCATTGTCACAGAATCGATCTGCACATGACGGTCGCCTTCCGGTGCGGCTTTTTGATTCAGCTTGGCGCGAGCCAGGTTAGGCACAGTGATATTGTTGATCGCTGATCCAGCAGTACCCACCGTTTGCGCGGTGGCTTTGGTGTAGTATGCCAGGGCTTCGTATTCGATCACTGATACCAGTTTACTGATAGCAGGGCGAATATAACGACGTGTGAAGTCTGCGACTTGTTTAGGATCGTCTGTTTTCAAAGTCAGGTCAACATGGTTAAATTCCATGTCAACGCCTTTCAGAGAATTCAACGTGATGCTTTGCGTGGTCTCAGTAATAGGGCTGATACTGATGGCGTTTCCCGAGCGAATCGTAAACTCGTTGGGGTTGCGAACGCGCAAAGTATCACCAATTTTAGCGCCTGCTTTGCCGAATGAGTCGTCATACTGACGGTCAACCGTACCTAAGAGCCGCGATCCTTCGTGTAGTTCCATGAGTGACTCACGAGCCACCATGTCAATAAACTTATAACTATTAGCCATTTTGCTAACTCCTTATTAAATAAACGAAATTATTTTTGACCTTGCCGCCGCCACTTCGCATAGGCCGCCGTCGACATATCGCCGGGACTCCTAGACGTGCCGCCCTTGCTGGCCCGCAATTTCGTCACGGGTGCTGCTGGCTGTGGTTTAGGTTTGGCCGTGCTTGTTGCCTTACTCATTAACTGGTGGCCGACAAAAGCGGCGTGAAGCAATTTGTAGAGCCGTGGGTCGGTCTTCGCGTTGCGTACGTCTGCTTCTGTCAATCCGAAGTTATCAACAACATGTTTGACCATCTTGTTTTCTACTTCCGGCGTCCAGTTTTTAATTTCGCGCTTCAATAAGGTTTCGCTGGCCTCCACCCGCTTGGCAAATTCTTGCTGCTGGTTTTGGTGCCATTCCTGTTTTTTCTGCGCTACTTGGTTGCTTGCTTGCATCCGCTGGCTTTCTAGCATTTGCCGACGGATTAGGAGTTTTTGCGCCCAGGCTTGATCCTCATCGGCTATAGAATTCAGGTCAACAGCGTCAATCTGCTTTATTTGATCCTCGATAATAGCCAGAGCGGTCAAGTCTTGCGACAGGGCTTGCTGATACTGCGCGAAATTTTCCACGGACTTACGCTGTTCAGCGACTGTCATGGTTTTTTCGGTATAGTCTTTCTGCATAGCCCGCACGCCTTCAGCAATATCTTTAGGCAGGCGAACCTTTGAACCGCGAAACTCTAACTCCTCAGAATCATCGGGTTCATCACCCTCGTCATTTTCGAGTTGTTCCTCGTCGGCTTCTTCATAAGACTCATCTTGTTCAGCTTCTTCGAATTGTTCGGGTGCGTTAGACTCATCGTCTAATTGCTGGCCCTCGTCAAATTCATCCATTTGGTAAAACTCCTTGTTGTTGAGCCATAGGAGGCTGGCCCATTGCCTGTTGTTGGCCATAGGAGGCTGGCTCATCGCCTGCTGTTGTTGTAGCGGCTTGCTGTTTAGCGAACGGCGTTATGTCGCCGGTTTGCAGAACTTGCTGTAGTGTTTGAATAACTAGTGCTTGAATCTCTTGTGGCCCCATAGCCGGAGCCATGACCTGCATCCGGTCAGTTTCAGCCTTGTATGCGTCAATTTCGACTTTCTTGATGTCAACTGACTTATCGATCTTGCCGGATTCAAGCTGCTGTTGCATTTGCTGCAACATTTGCTGGGCCTGCTGTAACTGCTGTTGCATCTGCATAAGCTGCGGGTTCTGGCCCTGTAACTGAGGCGGTAACATCGCTTTGAAACGTTCCGCTATTTCTTGAGCGCCCGGCCAGTCTAGGTTCTTAGCCAGCAAATCGCCCATGATCGAAGCGGCGGCGGGGTTCACGCGCATAAGTTCGATCATCTGCATTGCGGACTCTTGACGCTTCGTAGTGAAGCCGGGGCCGGTGTCTACCACGACATCGTACTTGCCGGTCGTCAGATCATAGATGCCTTGCCCAACGTCAGGGGTTTGCCCTTCGGCGGCTGTTTTGACGTTGACAGTTTCGCGCAAGTCTTCGCCAAGTACGCGGATCACGCGGCCCGGAGTGTATACGTGAGGGATAAGGTCGACGATAATGCAGCCGATATGCCGCAATGAACGCGACAGGTTATCGATAAAGTGAAATGTGCCGGTGTCAGACTCGCGCTGTCTTGCCAGGATTGCCCGGCCTGAGACTGCGTTGTCCTGTTCGCCAATCGATGCGCCGAACATGCCCATTGTGGCTTTGATGTCCATATCCGCGCTCTGTGATTGCTGAACCATACCGGCGGGAATGCTCGGGAAGGGTTGCCGAACCGGCGGCATTGCGCCTTTGCGATATAAGAGGTAAGGGTAATTTTTTACGTTCGAAGTATTCCACTTCTCGACTTCAACCAGTGAGCCTTCCTCAGCGACTACAGGTGCTTTTGACTGGTTGCTCATGGCCTCGGTTTCAGCCGAACGCCAGAAATTGTAGAGTATTTGCGCGTCTTTCGCGTCACGGATCAGAGATTTGAATTGCCGCTTTTCGCCTGATACGACTTCCTCGCCGTATACAGGAATGATAGGGATGTACTTACCGGCCCAGGGGTTTTCCTCGAGGATGTCTTTGCCCGAAATGATGTACTGCGTTACTTTGTAGCTTTTAGTTTCCCGTGATTCGGTTTTAGTAACGCCTAGCGCCTGGAAAACTTCGATTTGTTCATCGTAGACGTCTTCATCCAGGGTCGCGCCGTTCGAGAGCAAGCATATTTTCTTGACTATTTCCTCACGGTGCCAGTATTCAGCGATCCACACGCCGTCATCGTTTAAGTATTCGAAATCTTGATCTTTGTAGTCGCCTTCCCAGTCGGTCGGCGTGAAATCAGGGTATTTTTCTTCAAATTCGTCTTTAGGTATGCGGTCGCATACCCACGCACAGTTCCAGTCAGAGCCGTCAGCACTTGTGCTATACGGGTCGCCGTAAACAGAGAATTGATTAAGTATTCGTTCAATGCTTATTTCTTTGTCAAACGTATCGTCATACGCGTAATCCACATTGACTCGGATATAACCGAAGCCGCCGGTGGCTGATTGTTGAATCGCTGTATCATAAGCAATGTCTGCTTTACTGACGACCTCGATATTGCGGATCAAGCCGTTGATAACCTCAGCGGTTTTTATGTCTGCATTATCGTCGACAGGGCGGACACGGATCGATGGTTTGTTCTGGCGGGCGTCGTTTACGACTTGCCTGATGTGCGCAGGGAATTTGTTGATAACGTGACAAGGGCGGCCTTCATCGCTTCGAGTCTTTTGAACTTGGCTATCCCACTGTTCGCCGAAGACACCGAAATCGATATCTTGCCGCGCAAGTTCGCGGTTTTCTTCTTCGCGCTGAACAGCAAGCATAAACTTTTCGCGGATGTCTTCTAAGAAATCCTCGTCTTTGCTGGTGCCTTCGTCCTTATCTTCGTATTCCATCGCATGCGCTTTTGTGGTAATTACGCGCAGTTATACACGAAGACTAACTTATTGTATATAGATGATAAATTGACAGGTGGAGTAGTTGACTACCCCATCCACGACATAGATTGATAGCGTTGCGGCTGTTTGATAGGTTCGAACTGTTCGCCCGCCGTGATTGCCATTAGCCCGAAGGCGTCGCTTCCGTGTGAAGACCAATCGTGGTCAGGCCCGAGGCCTATCTCGCGCACCTCGTCTATTTTCTCGTGGTACCAGCCGAGCGCGTCGCGGCCCGCGACTGTCGTTTCTTCGTTGAACCAACACGCATGAAGCCAGCGGCGCACGGCCTCGATACGCTGCATAGCTGCGCCTTTACCCTGGTTGGGAACTACATTGACATTGTATCCGGCGGTAGCAAACGCAGATTGATAGCTAACGTCAAAGACTCGATCTTGTGTCGCGCCGTCGTGCGGGAGCCAAATATCACATTTGCCAGGTACATAGTTATTCGTTCTGAGCCATTCGACGTGAGCAGGGAAGGGTTGACCTTGTACCTCGTAATAGTTGAGTACTCGTATCTCCCGGCCAACAAACTGACAAATCCACATCGCGAACGCATCAGCCTTTGCGCCGGTTCCGCCAATGTCAACAAAAGCGCGAACAGGTAACAACGGATCTTGCGGGACACGTGTGATACGGTTTTGCCGCTTGCACTCTTGCATTTCGCGCACGAAGTACGCGCCTTTGTTAATCGTGGCATAGCCGCCTTCCCAAATGTGATCGTATTGGTCCGGATCTTTGAGTAAACAGTCACGCCTTTCCTGGTCGAGTACAGCGGGGAAAAACGGATTATCCGACCAGTTTGCTTTGATTACGGTCGAGTTCGTCGGCAATAACGCGCTGCGAAAAAGCATATCGACCGGATCATTTTTACGTCTCGGATTCCATGTAAACCAGAGTTCAGAGTTGGCGGCTCGGATCGTCGGACGAAGCAACGTTAATGAGCGATCAGTCATAGTCTGCGCTTCTTCTACCCATGCCCGGTCGTATCCTTCCAAGGACTTGATAGAATCGGCTGTATGATCCTGCATCCCCTGGAATATGACGATGCCATCGCCCGGCGTCTCGATAACCTCACGATAGACTTTGAAGCCCTGCGCCTCGCCGAGCCGGAATTGTGAGAGCTTATCCTCGATTAATCGCTTTGATGACTCTTTAAGGGTTTTCTGTACCTCGCGGATACATACCGCCCGAAGCCCTTTATTATCGAGCGCATCGAATATAAGCGCTTCCGCTCGATTGTGCGATTTACCAGAGTTGTGGTTAACGATTCCATTAGATAGGTAATTATTGAGTATAGGTACGTGTAGATCCCAATATTTGAGGCGGTCGTGCTTACAAATGCGTTTGATACGCGTTAAGATAGGTTTTTTAACGTTAGTAGAAACAAATGACATACCGTGATCAGGTACGGCGTAGAGTTCGTCAGAAAGCCGTAACTCCCTGAGCATCAACCAGCCTCGAGATGTCAAGAACTTATGCTCGTCTGTGA